CTATGTCAATTCCTGCAATTCCTCAAAACCCGAATTCCAAATTATCTCTACATCAAGTATTGGATTATTATACTTTCCAATTTCATCAGATTCCTTGATTTCAATTTTATCTATTAACATATTGATATCACTGTTTGTAAGTTCATCCTTTTCAATTATTTGTTCTAATACTTCTACACTTTTAATTATCAGCTCTTTGTCAGTTACTCTGTTTGTTTTGAGCTCTTCAAGGTTTTCAAGCTGCTTTTCTAACTTCTTTACTCCTAATTTTGCTTCTTCTGTTAAATCATCAAATATACTTTCATCAATCATGCCTCTTGCCATCTGTCTGCAGTAATTTTTTATCTCTTCTTTTTGTATTTCAATTTTCTGCCGTATTGATTCTGCCATCTTTTCATAATCCTTTTTCTGGCTTCTATTTGTTTCTATCCTTTTGTCAATTTTGTCTAAATTAACTTTTGCGCATTTGAGTAATAGGGATATTTGTGAATATACTATTTCATCCAATTCGTTCTGAAAAATCCTGTGTCCACTGCATAAATCTGAACCGTATCTATGAAAGGTTGAACAAACATAGGTTATTCTATCACCCATACTTACAGTCTTAGTTTTTCTCGCAACGAATCCTTTTCCACACTCACCACACCTCAATATGCCAGCATATCTGTGAATTTTTTCATTTTTTGCCCTTACATTACTATTGTATCTTTTCTTAAAAAGTTCCCTTACTAAATAAAAATCTTCTTTGCTTATTATTGATGGAAGATAGTTTTCATGTATTTCCTGCTCTTCTTCCGTTGTATTGACTTTCTTACCTTTCATTTTAGTTAGCTTTGTCACTCCACATCTTAAAGTTCCAATATAAACATCATTGCGAAGAATCCTTTTTATGCTGTTTGCATACCAAAGGTCTTTATAAGTCCAGTCAGGTTTCCAGCCAAAACCAAACTTTCTCATCTTATGAATTGCTGGTGTCTCTACTCTTTGGTCATTTAGATAGTTGGCAATTTTCTTGCAGCCATATCCGTCTATATACATCTTGAAGATCAACTTGATAGTATCGACTACATCTTCATCAATTAAAATATTCTTAGGATTCTCAGGATCTTTCATATATCCATAATTAGGTACAATTACAAGGCCCTCTTTTTGTTTTTGTTTTATATTAGTTTTGATTTTCTTGCTTAAATCCTTTAAATAAAGTTCATTGTACCAGGTTTTGATTCCTATGATTGAATCATCATCAGTTTCGCTGTCGTAGTTATCATTTTTAAGCATTAACCTGACATTATGTTCAGTAAGATAATCCAGAAACATTAGTGTTTTAGCATTATGTCTGCCAATTCTGGAAAGATCCTTTGCCACTAAGATATCAACCTTGCCTTTATTTATAAGTTCCTTCAGCTTTTTTAAAGAGGGTCTTTCAAAAGTATATCCGCTAATATTGTTATCTTCAAAAACACTTTTGACTTTATAACCTTGTTCAAGAGCAAAATTCTCTACAACTTTTCGTTGAGTTTCAATACTCTCTTTTCTGTTGTCCTCATCACGAGAAATTCTAACATACCCATATACATTCATAGTTTGAACCTCCAAATATAAGTATTGAGGGAACACCGTTTTCCAGTTCCCTCTTGGTGTCATCACATGTTAAAATTGATTTTGCTATAAATCAAGTCTTTTAGCGGTTTTCAGGTGATTTATTATTATGTTTTCAAGTATTTCTTCCCACTTCATTTTATTGTTGTAGGTGTGAACAACTTTATTAATTCTTGAATGATTTTTGTTTGAATTTATCTTATTTCCCATTACCCTTCCCCCATAAATAAAAAGAAACCTATGAGTTATTGAAGATATTCAATGTTACCTCACAGGCTTCTTTAATAATTAATCCTAATTTATTTTTACTTCTGACAGTTATTTTTGATCATGATAGCTGCATCAAAGCCTGCCTCCTTTAATTGCTGAACTTGTTTTTCAGCATTATCTCTTACAGAATATGAACCTGCCATAACCCTGTAAAGAGTTTCTCCGGTTGGTGTTTGTGTTGGCTCTGAAGCTTCAATATAATTGATGCCTAACTGGGCCAGGATTGCTTTTGACAAAGCTTTAATTATTTCATTTCTTTTTGAATCATATAAATTATTGTCTGAAGTATTGTCAATAAAACCAATCTCAATAAGGACTGCTGAAGCTCTTGTTTCCCTCAGCACATGATAGTTGGCTTCTTTTACTCCTCTGTTTATAAATCCTAATGCTACGAGAGATGTCTGTATCCTTTGTGCCAGGTTTTTAGTTTTTTCACTTGCATTTATATAAGTGTAAGTTTCTGCTCCTTTAGCCTGCTCAGGTACAAATGCATTTCTATGGAATGATATGAAGTAATCATAGGTATTCCTGTTTTCAAAATTGCTTCTGTCTTCAAGGCTTACTGTGATATCAGAAGTTCTTGTTTCATCAACAGTTACACCATATTTTCTTATCTCTGCTGCTACCTGCTTCCCTAAGTTTAACACATCATCACACTCTCTTCTTCCGTTAAAACATGCTCCTGGATCAGTTCCTCCATGTCCATAGTCAAAACATAATCTAGCCATTAATCTCATCCTCCTTATTGATTTGTTTTAATATATATTTCAATTTTTCCGGTATAGGCAGTCCTATTTTTGCTGCGTTTTCTATAATGCTGATCCCTTCATTTGAAATGTAGAAAAAAATAACAGCAGTACGAATTGCACTACCGTTTTTAATCAAATGAACATCTATTATATTTGCTACTCCTACAAGTGTAAAAATCAAAACCTTCTTAAATATCCCTCTGAACCCAACCTCACTTGATAGTTTCTTCTCTAATACAGCCAACATGAATCCCGTCAAATAATCGACTACTACAAAGGCAATGAGAGCATACATGAAGCTATCAACCCCTCCTAAAAGCCAGCCAATATAACCGCCAGCAGCAGTAAACATTGCCTGTATAATATTAAATGAATTTTTCATAAAATGAACCTCCTGATTTTAAAATAACTTCCTAATGTGGCGGCATATCAAGGGGATAAACATAATCTACTGTCACATCATATTGAATTTTCATTGTGTTTGTTGGTGTTTTAGTTACCGGGCTTGCAAGCAATGTATGAGCACCTGCCGGAACGACCCACATTATCCATAAACCTCCGCTTCCGCCTCCAGCCATAGTGTACATAACTTGTTTATCATTGTCCCATTTATAATACAAGAAATAATCATCTGAATCATATGACCCGGCAGCAGGCGTGGAAGAATATATGCTAAGGTCTGAAATGTTATATACCATATAGATACTGCCATTAGAATTCTTCACCAATAATTTGCTGTTAGGTATTTCTGTTGCAAAAAGAGTACTAGCTGAAGAAGCAACTGACACAGTCTTTACAAATGTTCCGTCTTTATTATAGATAGCCAGCCAACATTTTACACTTGGGGAAGTGGCATAGGCAGTGATAATCACATAGCTTCCCGCAACGCATATATCAATATAAGTTGCTGTGAATGTTGTGCCATCTACCACATTTGCACTGGCTGACTTAGTATAGCTTGTATTCACAGTAAAGTCTGCAGAATTCAATTTCTTAAAGGAACCATCTGAAGCTAAAAGCCATGGACAACTTAATACATTATCCCAGCACATACCCTTAGGCGTTGCCGGAAGTGTCATATTATTTCCTTGAGCGTAATTGCTTTTGTTATAAACATAAACAGTAGCATTTGTTTGATTTGCCACATAAATATTGGTACTGTCTGCGAAAGGTAAATAAGTATAAGTTATATTACCAATTAATGTTTTCTTTTTGTACATCCTGTTATACATAGGTGCATTCGGATAACCCCAATTCCCCTGCATTGCAGTTAAATAAAGACTTCTGAATGTACCATTTGCCGCACTTGTAGCAAAGTCCAATACATAATGCCTTGTAGTTGATGTGATGCAGGAGCCTCCGTTTGCATAATTGTCAGTCCTTGTGGATTCTATTGTATTTACTGTCCCTCTTTTACTGTCAGACCCGGAATAAACTGTTCTTACATCCGCATATCCAATCAAGTTTCCCCACATAAAGTAATCATAAGGATCTTCAGTAATATCTCCATCTGTCAATGCCAATACATTGCAAAATCCAACCCCAGCGTCACTTGCTGAAGACAAGGGATTATCACTGGCAGCATCTATTACCGAAGCATAGTAAGCCGTATAATATCCACTGTTAGCAAACACTGCTGAAATCCTGTTTTCACTTTTTGCCTCGTATGTTTTCTCTCCTGTTTCTGCATCAAAAAGCTGAACTGTAAATACACCCTTTGCAGAAGTTAATTCAGGTTTATTTTTCTTAACTTCGATTATTTCTCCTGTTATGAGGTTCTTGTTATATGCAACGCTTTCTCTGAAATTCATTAGCTCCCTCCTTTCGTTTATTAAGCAAATGTTATACTTACGCATGATGAACTTTGGCTTCTTGTCCCCTTTACCAAATCCACTGCTGATGCTTGAGTTTCTGACACTGTTCTGGTATCAGGAATCTCTTGAAATATATCTGTAAGTGTAATATTCTTAAATTTGTCCGTGAACATAGCATGCAGGTTAACATAAGCTAAAGTATCCTGAGCCTCTGCATGTGGAACACCAGCGCTTAATCCCCCTTGAAGATTTCTTCCGTCAATCATTAGCTGCAGGTTATAAATAGGTATTGAGAATGTTCCTCCGTCTACGGTTAAATATACTCCAACATAATGAGCTCCTGACTGAACTTGCGGAATACCCAATGGAATTCCAACCACATTATCTCCCTGCTGCAGTTTTGTTTTGGGAGTAAATGATATATCCACATTATCAAGCTGAATTTTTATAGTTAAAATACACGCCTGGCTTGCAACTCCATACATGGATAAAAGCAAAGTAAGATTGGTGCTGTCTATTGCGCTAACCCCTAAATATATGGGTTGCTGAGTTACAGTATTAATTGTCAGAGCCTGTGGACTGGCATAGTAAAGCATGGAGCTTAAAGCCTTAGCCACTTCATTTCCGAAGCTGTCCGTTACAGTCTGGAGTAGATAATTTGTATCCAAGGAATTATTCAAATCCCTAAGCGGCTGTCCAAGTTCTACCTTTGTATTCAATCCTGTCAGAATATCCTTCTTAGTTTTTATTACTTCCACATTAACATCCACACCAAATCCGCTGTGTCTTACTGTAACTATATCACCCACATTTACTGTCTCAAGCTGCTGGAAATTTTCATATTCCTTAGTTCTGCTTAGTTCAACAAAGTCCACTTTAATGTTTACACGGCTTAGTCCTATTGAATTCGCCAGTTCCGTTGCCATTTCTCTTAAGGTTACTTCATCAGCAGCATCCTTAATTTCAACCTTTTTTATTATTGGGAAAGGCGGATAACTGCTTCCATCCCAATTAGGAACATTAATATATTTCTCTGTAAGAGTAATGCCGTTTGCTCCTTTAGGATATAGTTTCGTTACAACTTCAGTAGTATCTACAGTTACTTTTATTCCTTGTACATTCTTGCCATACTTAATTAAAACTCCTGTATCGCTTCCCATTTGGGATAATATTTTTACAGTATAGTTATCCCTGATAAGTTCTCCCTGATCCCACCTTTCTATTATTTTAAAGAAAGCTTCAGCAGGACTCATTTCTACCATATATAATGTATTTGCTGTTACTATATCGCTGTCTACTGTATAGATGTTGGATAAATCATTTACCAAAGCTTTCTGCATGGCTGTTTTCACAGGAGCATTTTCAGCTCTTTGATCTTCTATAAAATAATAAGCCAGATCATAAAAGATATGATTTGCATAAACCTTAATCTTTTTATCACCAGCCTGTACCTTTTCTAATTTATATATTCTAAAAAGCTGTCCATTGACTTTTATGATGTTGAATTCCTGAAGATGCTGAATCTTATTTGAACTTAAAGGATATTCAAGTTCCAGGTAATACTGTCCGTTTAATTCTTCTGTTACTTCAAGTAGAATACATTCATTCAATACCCCAAGTCCATTGTTCTCAAAATTCCCCTTCAATGTCTTTTTATCGTATACGCATATCAAATCACAGCCACCTCCAGTTTGGAGTTATCACCACACTTGTAACGCTGCCTGTCCAAGATATGCTGTTACTTCCCACCTCCAGTATCGGAAATTCTCCTGTAACCTTGCTGTTCAGATTATCTCCATTTCCGTTATAGGCATTTTGCTGAACACTGTCCAGAATAATATTGGTTGTTACTGCTGTAATGGTTACTGTCTTGGAGTTTATAGTTAAAGTTATATTTCCTCCACCTGTTACATTCATTATAGGTTCTGAAAATATTGAACCTGTATTAACAATGCTGCCTGGAGAAAGTAATGTCACTGAATTATTGCTTACTGAATACTTAAATGGCTGACAATTGAAAACTATTATGAATTTAGAAAAATATTTATAGGCTTGAGTAAAATCTATCGAATTAACCACTTGAGCAATGTACTTTCTGTCTGGTTGAAAATCAAAAACTAAGCTTCCTTCACCTGCACCATATAGCCATCCCTTAATTTCATCTATTGCATTAGGCAAGCTGTCATCTTTTAAAGAGCATTCTACGGCTATGGTGATATCTTCATAAGTGCCTTCATCAAATTTTAAACTTGAACTCCTGCCAGGAACCACAACATTAGTCACTCTTCTTTTGGGAGAAGGGATAATTGGCCTTTTAGCTATTAAAATACCATAATCGGAGTAGCTGTTTTTTCCTCCAAAAGTGAAGCTCAGCATTTAAGCACCACCCCTTCCCATTGAAACTCTCTGTCTGTAAAATTCAAGTTCATAAGCAAGCTGTTCAATATCCTTTTCTGTGTTGTTAATGAAGTTCTCTATCTTAATTGTCAAACTGGCTCCACTGCCGCCCTTTACTTTTTCCATAGCTTTAGCCATTATTTCATCCAACCTGTCTATTGGAAGAACTGCCTCAGTTCCAGCTTCACCAACACCTATGATGCTTGGACTGTTAAAGATTCCTCCTTTTGCATACCAGCTGACATCTAAGTATGGAACACTTGGCGGATTTAAACTGAAGCTTCCACTTATCCTGAAATGAGGCAGTTTTATATGCGGAAGACTTATGTTAAGACCACTGAAAAAACTTTTAATTCTATCCACCTGCTCCCTAACAAAATTCACCGCCGCATTTATTGGTGTCATAATTGCAGATTTAATGCCATTCCAGACAGAAGTTGTAACACCTAAAATACTGTTCCATACATTAGATACCGTATTTTTTATCCCGTTAACTGCATTTGAAAACATGCTTGTTATTGAGCTCCAGATACCTGAAAAGAAACTTACTATTGAATTCCATACTGCAGTTACAGTGCTCTTTATGCCGTTCCAAATTGCAGACAAGGCTCCCTGAATTGCATTCCATACTGTAGTTGTCACTGATTTAATATTATTCCAAGCTGCAGTCAAATTAGATACTATAGAATTTATTATTGGAGTTATGAAACCAACAATAGCATTCCAAACAGACAGTATTACTGAAGAAACTGCATTGAAAATTGTAATTGTTGCCGTTTTGATATTATTCCAAGCTCCAGTAACAAAATTGACTATTCCTTGAATTATCGGATTAAGAAAAGCGACAATTCCATTCCACACAGCACTTATTACACCTGATACAGCATTCCATACTGTGGTTGTTGCAACCTGGATCAGCTGCCATCCAACACTTATAACTGCTGAGATTATGTTGATGTAAGTCTGGACTATAGCTGATATTATAGTCCATGCACTTAAAAATATAGATTTAATAACCTCCCATGTGAAAGCAAATGCAATCTTTATTCCTTCCCATATACTTCTGATCACATTGGCAATGCCTTCAATAATCGGAAGAGCCACAGCTTTTATTGATTCCCATGCAGAAACTATAGCCGATTTCATTGCTGTAACCGAATTTCCTACACTTGTTTTAATCCATTCCCAAATCGCACCGATTGAAGCCTTTATAGTATCCCAGTTTTTATATAAAAGAACACCCACTGCTATGAGTCCGGCAATAGCAGCGATGACAATTCCTACAGGACCAGTTATGGCTGCAAAAGCTGCCCCAAGTACAGCTGAAGCACCTCCGGCTGCTGCAATTGCTCCTGAGATAGTGCTGATTATTGATGATAAGGTTCCTATTATGGTTATAACTTTTCCTACAATTAATATAACCGGTCCAATAGCAGCTACAATAAGGGCTATCTTTACTATGCTTTCCTGCTGTTCCTTTGATAATCCCTGAAACTTGTCCATCAGAGGTTTAATTACAGCCATGAGATTTTCAAGTATCGGGATTAAAACCTGACCAAACTGAATCCCTAACTGCTCAGCCTGTTCCTTCATTATTCTCAGCTTATTGGTTGGACTATCCAAGGTTCTTGCAAGGTCACCCTGAGCATTCTTTGTAGCTTCCATAATTGCTCCATACCTTGCTTGTACTTTCTGTGCTTCTGTAAGCTCCTGCCCTTGTTTTGCGATTCCGTTGGTATAAGCATATGTTTTTATTGTGTTGTCATTAACCAGAATACCTAATGACTTCAGGGGTTCAGCTTCTCCGGAGATACCTGACTTCAATTTTTCAAATGCCTCTTCAGGCTTAAGGTTGTAAAAGGATGCCATATCATATGAAAGCTGGGTTAGTCCCTCAGACATCTTTAAGGATTCTTGTGTAGTTAAACCCATAGAGGTCAGCATTGAATTATAGGTAGCAACATTTTCCCTGACACTATATGCATTTAATCCTAGAGCTTTTGAGGTTTCTTCAGACCACTTCCTTGCATCTCCAGCCATTGATCCCATGGCAACTTCAAAGAGGTTTTCAGATTCCACAGCATCCATAGCCAGTTTAGTTGCTGCAGCCCCTATTCCTAAAATCGGTGCTGTGACAGCAGTTGTAAGCTTTGTTCCAACTGTAGACATCTTTTCTCCAACTGCTTTCATCTTTTCTCCTGCCTTATCCATGCTTTCTGAAATCTTATACCAGGCAGAACTTTTGATATTCAGTTCTTTTGTAGTATCCTTCAATTCCTGCTGAAGCTTATTTAATTCTGCTGTTGCATAATTAAGTTTAATCTTAAGATTTTCTGTTGCCTTGGCATCTTCACCCTTTTTCTGCACACTTTCCTGAAAGCTTTTGTTAAGAGCTGCGACCTTTTCTTTTTGAAGTTCTATCTGCTTGTTTAATGTATCTGTTTTAAGTTTCAGTCCTTCTTCAGATTTACCAAAGTCGCCAAGCTTGGAAGAAGCTGCTGCAAATTCACTTTGAACTACTTTAAGTCCTCTCTGGATTTTTGCCACACCTTCCTGAAATCCTCTGTCATCAAGACCAACCCTTGCTACAACTGTACTTGTTTCTGCTGCCATTATCCTCACCTCCCTCTAGAAAATCACATTGTCTATATAATCAAAATCCCCCTGTTCCTCAATACCATTCACCTTTTTGTATACTTTGTAAAGTCCCTGCAACTTCTTTGGAGTGCTCCTCCAAAACTGCTCTTCTGTCATCTTAAGCAGGTTTGTTCCCAAATAAAAGAGCCACGACCAATCCCATCCCTCGGAATCAGTGTGACTTTCTATTCCCCCATATTTTCTTCCGCCTCCGGCATAGCTAATTTCAACCCTTCATTAATAGCTGTACCCAATCTCTCCATATCACTTAAAGTAAGCATCCTGCCTACATCTTTCAAGGTTACACTTTCATCTTCTGCCTTGATGGCCGAGTAAATCAGTGCCCTAATGGCCCTAATCTTTTTATTCTGCAAATCGTCAAAGGCTTTGTTAATATCGCCATAAACCTCTTCCAATTCACAGAATGTATTCATATCAAATTTCAGTTCATATTCTTTGTCATTAAGATTGAAATTTATTCCTTTATTTTTAAGATCGGATGCTTTCAATTTATCAACCCCCATCTATTTTTGAGCACAAAAAAACAGAGTAGAAATCCTCTGTTAATTTGTGATTTATAACCTTTAGTATATAATTCATTTTATAAGAAGAATGCGTTTTATTCAGAAGCAGCATTTTCCAGGATCCTCCTTATGTCAGGTTGGTTCCCCCAATATGAAATGGAAGAACCTGGTCTATTATACCTTTGAACTTGAAAATCTTTATTCCTTTTGCCTGGATAAAAAATTGCAATCTCTTTATTAGATTTTAATATAATATCGATGCTTGAATCATCAGATCTTCCAGAAAAATCATTTTTTTCAATTCCGTAAATTGAATTAAACCAGTTTACTATTTTTTCAGTCTCTTCGGGAGTTGCGTTTCTGGCAGTCCGTCCTCTAATAACTATGGATTGAACATCATTGATTGATATATGTTCGTGAATACTATAAGCATTTAGAGTGATATAACATTTAAAAGCTATAAATATACCTATAAAAAGAATAATTGAATATTTTAATTTTTTATTTTTTATAATAATCCCCCCATTTTTAATACAGATACCAAACTTTTGTTTTCTAGTTTATATTGCATGATAAATTACAAATGCGTTTTAACTACATACCTAATTATACCAAACATTTCCTTACAGTTAAATTAGCTTCATATAATATTCTATGGTGTTGCTACAGGCTCTGCCGGCACTGCTGTAAACCATGAACTAATAATTGTCTGATCTGCTCCTGTTTCATCCTCATCAGCGATAAATCTGTAGTTCCCATCAAAATCTCTTGAATAAAACTTACCTTTAAGCTTTGCACTCTGCGCCTTTGGTTTTTCTGCTTCGGTATCATATTCATCAGTCACAAGTTCAAACTTTCCCTTTAAAAGCCATACATATCTGTACTTTCCGTTATTCTTTTTTGATTTGAAACCTAAAGCAATAGTTGGCGGCAAATCATCTTTACTTTCTATGAGGACTCCTTTAACAACTGTTGATCCCTGAAGTTTTGCTCTGCTTGTAAGAGAGAGCTGATTTACTTCTATTTCAACATCCACTCCTTCAAATGCAGTAATCACATCTTCAACTGAATCATCAGAATATATATTATCTGAATTGACTTTTGGAGAAAGCTTCGCACTAATAGCTCTTTCAAGCTTTGAAGGTGTTTCATAAACTGCTCCGCTTGCAGTGTCACTTGTTAACACTGCAATATGGATATCCTTTAATCCTATTTGTCTAGTCATTTTCATCACGCTCCTCTAAATAATAAAATTTAAGACCTTTATGATAGATTTTAGTATCTTCTTCATAAAGGTCTATTTCACTTAATCTTTTAAATCCTAAATTCTTAAGCAGGTCTTTTACCTGCTTAACCAGGTTTGAATAATCAGTTTTTGACCAAACATCAACCTGCAAATAGTGTGCTGTCAAGGTTTCTTCATCATCTTCGAATTCTTCGCCTGCCTCAAAATATTCATGGAAAGTTACATAAGTATCACCCTTGCCGGTGTATTTATGAAAACATATAGGCACATTTGTTGGCTTCAAGGCTTCCATAATTATTTTATTTATCATTCTTCGATCCCTTTCTTTAATTCATCTGCAATTATTTCATTGATTTCCTTCTTATTTTCTAAGATTGAATTCTCAGCCCAATTCTGTGCCAGTATTTTACTTGTCCCCCACTCCGTAAACTTACTGTAAAAGAACTCTGAATTATCTCCTCTATTTGGACCGATGTTTACATAATCAATCCCGTTTTCTTTCCTTATTTCTGAAACCATAATATTATCTGCCATATGCCTTTTACTTTCTTGCGATCTTGGAGCTTTTTTCTCCATAGTGCTCTTCACAAGTTTTCCTGCTTTGTCCAAGGCATTCTTCTTAATAACCTCTCCCTTAGATCCAAGCTTATTAACTTTATCAATAAGTTCAGCCATGCCTTCAAGTTCAATCTTAGCCACTGCTTTCAACCTCCAAAGCCTTGATTTCAATGAATTTATTTGCATACTTTATGTTATCTATCGAAGTTATATTGTACTGCTTTTCTTGAAATAGAATTCTCATACTTTCATTAATACCTTCAATATATCTAATTGTAAATTTAACAGTATTCTCAGCTTTTACAGCAGCTGCTGCAAAATACTCTCTGCCATGAAGATTAGTTACGGCTGCCCAAAGTGTTTTAAAATCAATCCAAGTTTCAATCTCAAAGCCATTTTCATTTACTACTATTGTAAATATTTGAAGAGTTATTCTGTGTTTTAATTCCTCTGCTTTCATATAGGAATCACCCTATTCATAGAAAGAAGTGAATTTCTTGCTTCTTCTAATTTTGTTTTTTCCTCTGGTCTGTAGTCATCATATAAAAGCTTCATTTGAAGAATAATTGCCCACTTTATTGCTTCAGGTACTTTATCTCCACCATCTCCATAACCTGCAACAACTCTAACTCTTACAGCATTTACAGATTGAAGTTCCACTATTGGCCAGTGCTTTCCTATATTTAAAACAACTCTATTTACGAAACCATCTAGATCAGCAATGTAATTACTTTCATCAAATAAATGCTCTTGGCGGTTTACATCATAGTATTTTATACTTTCTACCTTTTGAACTGGGGAACAATTATTAAAGACTATGGCATTTTCTTCTGGAAAAGAATCTAAAACAATCTCTATAGTCTGAGTTATATACCTTCTATTTTGAAAGTTTTCACACCATTCTCTAGCTTGTTTTATTAGACTTTGCATAAGAAAGTCATCATCATTACCATCAACTCTCAAATGCTGTTTTGCTTCCTCTAAAGTTATAGGTTCAATTGATGGTGGAGTTATTATTTTTATTGCCATGCTTTATCACCTCAAAATAAAAGGAGCGCTAAGGCTCCTTAAATTAATCAACTACTACAGATGATGGTATATCTCCAGCATATTTACTATCTAAAATGTACTCTGCAGCTGCAAAGTTAGTAGCCTGTGTACTTGCCCCAATTCTTACATTAAGACATGTAAATCCATCATTTATATCAAGTTTTGCGGGGTCTATATGAAATACCACCTGCTTATTTTTCGCAGTATTTGCTAAGGTGTAGGTTACCCCATCTGATTTTCTTATAAGTGAATCTCCTGAAGATACATCTTCATTTGCCCATACTGGAACACTATTTGTTAAAGGTTTTGATTCAGTGCCTGAAACATCCTTTGCTTGGTATAGAGAAATCTCAGTTGCATGTCCTACTGCTTGAGTTAAATTTACAATAACTGTAGCAGTAATGACATTTTTAAGACTAACATAATCACCTGTTATTGTAGCATTGGTGGTTTTGGGTTCTACTGCTTGAACCACTTTATATTTTTCAACTAAAGTTGTTATCATACCTTCCTACCTCCTATCTATCACCTAAGGTTACAAATGGGCTTAGTGGATTTGCACCCTTATATGGTGTTATTGGACTATTCTTATAAGGCATACCATTGAACTTATAGATGAACCTAAATACCTGCTCATCATAAAGGAATCTAACATGGATAGAAACATCAGAAGTCAGTGCTTTCTTATCTATTCCGATGTACTGAGTTGGATCTGCTAAGATGATATCTCCCTTTTTACCAAGAATTGAGCATTGCTCTATTGGAATTATTGGTCTATTAAGTAGAGTTGAATACTGAGAAGTTGCAGCACCACCAGAAGGCATAAACACAGGTGCACCACCAGTTCCAATATTAAGTGCCATAGTGTAAAGCTGTGGCTCTATCTCTTGGTTTATATACCACACTGCATTTGATCTAAGTCTTGCAGGCATTGAACTCCACATTTTAAGTATGTTCTCATACTTTATAGTTCCTGCTGCTTGCCCGGATTCTTTTGCTACTGTAACCAAAGCATCTGAATTAAGTATTCCAAGTGGCATTCCAACACCATTACCATTTATGATGGCATCATCTATCTTAAAGCTCATTTCGTCTGCATAAGCTTGCCTTACTATAGCTTCAAGTGCGGTTGTATCTTGAAGTAAGTCATCTGTAACATAGCAAAGTGCTAAGAGCTTTTGAAGAGACATTTCAAATTCCTTAAACTTTGGTTTACTTTGAGCTACTGTTTCAGCTTCAGCTACCCAATAAGCTTGTACTCCACCCCATCTACTTCCGTTTGCTCTACTATTTTCATCAATGCCAAGTGCTCTAAGTCTATTGGTATTCGCACCGATTGGTATCATTCTTATTCTGTTTGCAACCTGACTTTGTGTCATCATGGATTCAAATAAATCACTAATAAAGTCATTCTCAAGAAGGAATCCACCTTCAGAAGCTACACTTTCATTTAAGCCTGTTGCTGAGTTCTGGTAAGTTAATCTGTTATCCATTCTTCCACCTGGACTTGATGCCTTAGCAACAGACAAACATGATAGTGGGATCGCCAC